TACCAACAATAGCGTTGAACGTATCACGGAACTTAGCTGTGTTCATTCTACGAACAAAGTCAGTACCTTCTTTAGTATTTTTCTGTGGGAACAGGTTGTTTAAAAACTCTTTCTCAATGCTTTCTAATATATTGTTACCCGCATTGTCTACTTTAAGTTGTTTAGCTTTAGCGATTAATGCTTTTACTTCATTAACGCCAATGTTCTCACCACTCTTTACTAAGTATTGACCGATGTCAGCTACGTTGTCTTTGTTAAGTGACTTTGTTATCCATTTTCCGTGTATAGTGTCAACCCCCTCTTTGTACATCTTTTTAAGGTTGTCGTACTTTATCTTTAGTTCAGGATTAAAGTTTTTAGCGGCACTTTCCATTGAGTTTTCCAACTCTCCGATAGCCTTGTTAATTAGCTTTTCTGCCTGAGTGCTTTTCTCACCCACAGATTTCTGCATATTTCTTTGTCGAGCCTTTAACTCTGAAAGCTCTTTATGTGCTTCAGAAAATGACATATCTTTTCGTAAGCTGTTTAACTTTTGAGCAATCTCTTTATGACCGCCTGAAATACCTGTCTCACCAAACTTGTTTGTTAATAAGTTAAGAGCATCCTTACCTAAAGCGATAGTAGAAGCAGGACGGACAAGGTTTTTATTCCTAGCCAATGTTCCGTCTAAGTTCTTAAGTGCGCTATTAATCATCTTACGCGCTATAGGGTCTCCTGCAACATTAGGCAACAACTGAGTTAGTTTTCTTTTCTGCTTGACAACCTCAGCAGGGGTTAACCGAGCAGGAATAGCATTTACAGCTTTCATTACAGACTGTTGAGAAGATGTTTTAGCACGTAATTTATCATAGCCACGCCTAACTGCATTCTTAACATTACCAGTTCCTACGAATACAGCACCCTCTTTGTCAATAGCCTTATACAAAGGGTCTACAACGGCTTGTAATGCTTTGTCTGAATCTTGTACTAGCTTGGCTAAAGCAATGCCTGTTTCTTCTCTAGTCTTATCCGTGGTGGCTCTACCGACTAATTCAGTAAACTGTGCGGTAATGTAATCGTCCTGACCTTTTAATGTTTCATCATAGTTCTTACCTAGTAAATAAGAAGATGACGAATAGTCTTGTGCTAGACTCATGCCCTTATATTCAGGAACAGCCTGTGAAGGGAACAGACCTGTACCGCTGTCAGCAAGTTTCCTCTGTAGACGCGCGGCTCTCTCAAGGTCTTCAGTTCTTTTAACTAAACTTTCCTCAACCGATTTAACAAACTCAGCATTGATGTCACCTCTTGCGGCTACTTCCTCTAAGGTGGTCTCTCCTCTCCTGATAGCTAATACTGTTTCCGCTACCTCTGACTCGTTACCACCTTTAAGGTATACAGGCTGAAACATTGCTCTCAGGGGTTCGTATACCTTAGACAGTCCTTTACCTAAGACACCGAAAGCACCACCGAATGCCGCATCTACAGCACCCGCTTTTAAAGCATTTTGTGTTTCCTTTTCTACATCAAAGTCTCTATCTTCTGAATAAGACTCAATTAGTTCTCCTGCAAAGTAACCAGTAGCCGCCCCTATGCCTCCTCCTATAAGAGTACCAAAGAAAGGGGACACAGCAGTACCTACAGATGCTCCGTACTTAGCACCTGCAATAGCACCGCCAACACTACCTCCTATCTCACCTACTAAGGAAAAATAGTCAGCGTTAGTCTTTACGTCTCGATTATAGTCTTCTTGAGTAGCTAAACCATTAGCAATGGCATATTCTTTTAGCTGTGCGTTCGTAAAGCTGTCAGGAACTCCACGAATCACCTGACCTGAAGGTAAAGTTCTATCTGTCATTATCTAACTCTCCCTAATGGGTTTGATTGACCGCTAGTGTTTCCCGTAGGTACTAAATCTGGATTAAATTCAACATCAGGAGCAGGTATTCTGTAAGCACTCAAGCCGTATTTCTGAGCCACCATTTCTTTGTAACCTTCCTGCGAAATAATCTTTCTCCAGTGTTCATTGAATCCTGAAGAATCTCCTCCTCTATCAGACACCCATTGAGCCTTAGCATTTTTCTTTTCCGCTACAAAAGCTGACAATTTGGCTTGTCCTCTAAGGAACTCTTCAATCTGCTCCGCACTCCATGAGTTATTCATGTAGCCAGATTTAGCCATTTCAATATCCTTATCCGATGCAACTCCTGGGGGTAAGCTATTGATAATGTTAGTATTTACTACAGATTGGAAATGTGTTTTGATTCTCGAAACTTCATCTTGAGTTCCGAAAGTAGATTTCCACTTGTCCATTGCTTTGCCGCCAACACCGCCCATAGGTCTAGTTCTGGAGTAATCATTAGCTAAACCTAGAAGAGTACTTACTCGACTTCCCGCCTCATCAGCCTCGTCACTAATCCGTCTAATATATTTCTTATCAGCCGCGCCTAGTTGTTTCTCTTGTTGTTCCGCTGTTAAACGCTGAATATCTAAACGCTCTTGTGCTTGCGCTTGGGTTATTTCCCTAGACATTTCACCTGCAAGCTGACCCGCAAGTGCAGTCTCACCTGACGCTCTAAGAACATTGATTATGTTTTTCTGCTCCTCTATGGGTTTAGAACTAAAGTTTTCCAGCTGTGTTAATCTTTTTTGCTCGTCTGTTTTTTGCTTCTGCTCTACTGCTTTAGCTTGAGCCTGAGCCGCCAACTGTTTTGCCAAACCAGTCTGACCAGAAGCCTGTAGTTGCGCTATGATTTGCTTTTGTTGAGCAGGTTGCATTGTATCAAAGTTACGAAGTAAAGCCGCTAGACCTGCCTTACGTTGCTCTTCTGGCGTTCTTCTATCTCCTCCCATTAAACCGCGCAAGCCGCGACCTCTTTGCTCTATTCCACCCATAACAGTCTGCGCTCTCATTTGTCTAGGAGTAAGCGTAGCCATCGGGTCCATACCACCACTAGGGATTCCTGTTAATAATCCTGCAATATCTCTGTTACTCATTATCTTTTCTCCTAGTATACGGGATTGCCGTCTTCGTCAGTTATAATTTCTTCTACACCTGTTGTTGGCGTACCGTAGTCAGGCAACGTGAATAAATCTCCAAACTCTCTAAGTATATCAATATACTCTAAAGATTTCTGGAATTTTTCAGCGTCAGATAAATCAGGATTGCTTACAATGCTTTCAAAATTATAAGAATCTTCCACAGTAGGCATTGTTGCGCCCATTGATGATAATAACCCACTTACACTATTAATCATGGCTCTTTTAGACGCTAAATCATAAGCAGAGCCTTCTTCCATACCCTGCATTAATGCTTCAATTCCTCCTAAGCCTGCTTGACCATAGAACTCAGCCGCGGCTATGTTTGCTTCAGCAGGTATTGTCGCTATGTTTCGTCCTACTTCCAACAAGTCTAATGTTTGACCTTGAGGCGTATAAGCAGATTCTAACATTCCTGTACCTATTTCAAAACCTTGAGCCTGTTCCTTCATTACTTGCTCTCTAGCCGCTAGGTTTGCTCTCATCATAGCTTCTTGTCTAGCAGTCTCTTGTGCTAACAACTCTGGTGAAGAACCACCGTATACCGATGAACCAAAACCTAAACGTCCTTGAGACAACATACGCTCTTCTAAGGCTAAACGCTGACGTTCTTCCTCAGGGCGTTGAGCGGCTCTAATGTCTTCAAATAAAGCCGCTTGTCTTACTGAAGGGTCGGCTGTTAAACCACCATAAAGAGTACTCGCACCAGAAAGTAAAGTGTTTTGAATAGCTTGTTCTTCTGGGGATAAAGTTATTCCAAAGCCCCCTTCAGCTGTAGTAGCGCTTGACGCACCAGTACCGCTTACTACGGTATAGGGTTGAAACTCAGTCATCTCTGCTACGTCTTCAGCTAACCCTTTAGCTTGTTCAAAACCCTCCTGACCGAGTTCAAGGGCGGCTTCCTTACCTTCTTTAAGCAGATAGTCACCACCTGCTAAATCTAAAAGGTCTTTACCAAAACCTGTGTAAGTTTCTTCTCCATTACTCATTGTATTCCCCTATTTAGCTACCCATCCAGTGTTTCCAGTACCAGACTCTTTAACGTACAAAGATGTCCCCGTTCCACCGTCAGTTCTCATAAATAAAGAACCAACTGTTGCCAACACTGCTCCTTCTGGTGAGCCTGAGCCTGTCATTATGCTACCCCCTGCGGTGTTTGCATTGTCATACATTCTAATAGCGTTGTAGGCACTTCCTGTGCTTCCTACAGTGGCTGATACTTTTTGATTAGATTGTACCACTAACATATCAAAAAGGTTTCCCACTGAAGGTATAGTAGCATCCGCTGTTGTACCTGCTCCGTTGAATCGAACAAAAGCACCTGAAGTACTAGCACTATTTGTATTTTCTATTTCTAAGATTGTTCCAAAAGACGTCGCTAGATTACTAGTGTATTTTAAAATACCAGTACCTGTGTCCTTAATGTAAGAGTTAGAACCATCATGGTAAATTTCTAAATCACCACTAGTGCCAAACTTAGCTTTTTTACCGTCTTGGAGTGTAACATCATTTTGAAATGTCACAGCACCAGTGAAAGTACCACCTGTTTTATCTGCTTTAGTTGCAACTGCTGTAGCTATAGCATTAAACTCTGTGTCTATTTCTGTGCCTTTTACAACCTTATTGGCGTTGCCCGTAGGAAGAGTGTCCTTAGTGGCAAAGTTTACTGTCTTTGAATAATCAGACATTATATTAATCTCCCTAGTAGAGCCTGTATGTCAATTTTTTGTATGGAATAAGGTGAGCCGCTGATTACTGACTCAATACCTACTGTTACTATTAAACCACTACCGCTTACATTAACGCTTGGTTTTTGTATGTCAGAACCCCCTATGTACTGTGCGTTGTATTGAGCAATACCGTACTCAGCTACACCGTATTCAGCAACGGTAGCGTCAGAACTAACACCCGCTATGGTTTTTGTGTTATAACTTGTATTGTAGTCATATCCCCAGTTAAGAGTTGTAGGGGACGATGCGTTACCAATAATAGTTATGTTAAACTTCTTTAAAAACTTAAGGTTATTTGAATTACCAAAGTCAGTTGGATTATTAAAATAACTTAAAGTATATGAAGAATTATTATCTGTATATCCTGCGTATTGGTAAATACCATCGGATTTACCTATGTATATTTTATTGTCATCTAACCTAGTCAAAGACAAAGGTGTTATGTGTTCCCAAGTTGTAACTCGGTTAGACCCATCAGGCAAAGCAGTACGCATATCAAAACAATACGTAAGGTTATTAGTAGGGAATGTTAATAAGTAAAAAGCCTCTTCCGCGCTATACACAGACTTAATAGGATGAATTTCTGTAGAAACATAATTTAATAAATCATTACGCACATTCTTGCTTATGTCTCGCATAGGCATTGACTTTTCTTGTATAGTCCTTCCAAAGCTACGTACACCCGAATCTGACAAAAATAGAATATCAGTCCCTGTGTGTTGTACGGAATCTCTAGCAACACACCCTACACCTTCTATGGTATCGTGTATTTTAAACACTGCGGTATCGGAACTAGGCGTTTCAGCACCCTCGTAAACTATAACTGAGCGTTTACAAAATATAATAAGGAATCCGTTGTGTGCGGCTAATGCTACAATCTCGTCATTACCTGTAGGGAAAACATTTCTTAAATTTAAAGACCCCGCAGAACCACTATGAAAGTCATCACCATCAAGAAGGTCTGACCAATATACAGTGTGCTTATTATCGGTTACATCTGCTACCCATAAACGACCATAAGCCGCCAATACTTCATTGCCCGCAGGTGCGAGATGACTACCATCTACTACTTTTATGAGTGTAGTGTTACCCGCTACGCTTACTAAAGCATTATGACCTCGTTGAAAAAAATAAACGTCATTGTTAAAAGTAACTACTTTCCAGTTGTTTGCTGATATGGTATAACCAACAGGAAGAGTAACTTCCGCTAAAGTAGTAGTTCCTGTAAATATTTTATTATTACCCGCAGAAAATACTACCTTAGTACCGTCATTCTTTAAATATTCGTGTATTGTTTCTATACCACGACTAGAACCTAAAACACTAGAACCATTAGAAGACACAGCACTATATCCTTTACGCGCACCTACACGACCATATTGGTCAATAACGCAGTTGTTAGCCACGGATGCAAAGGACGGGTCAAGACCTACAGGAGAATCCTGAGTATTTATCCCTGCAAATCCTGGGGCTTGTATTGTTATATTCTGTAGTTTTTGAGCCATTAGCAAGGTGTCCATACAGTTTCAGATGGGAATCTAGCCGCATCAAAAGCAATAGCATCAGCCAGTGTTGTGTCAGCTATAGCAAATAATTCCTGAGAGGAAGTACCTCCTGTGTCACCCCTTTCTCTGGAAGCTAAAGCAACTGCATAATGAATAACAGGTGTTGACGGAACTACTAATTTATCTGCATCTAAAGTAAAGTCATCTGCTCTGTCAACAAGGTTAAAACGTAGTGTATACTCTTTGTCTGGTTTAGGATATATATCTACTAAAGCATTACCGTTATCGTCTACACCATTCCATGAGTAGTAATCAGGAGAACTCTTAGCGGGTGTTTGAATTAAATAAGCATTGTTCATCCAAGAGGAACTAGCTTGTCTCATAAAGTTATTAGAAGTATCATTAATGACATCTAATATTTTAAATGAGTTGTTTGTCCCTGTAAGACTATAACTTATTACATCTTCAGTAGTAGTTACTGTTATGGTTTTACGTAACGCTGACCAATCCCAAGAATCTTCCACAATCCTTCTAGCGTCATTAACAAACTCTGCTACTAGTTTTACATAGGAATCTGTTGCATTTTGTACACTTAAGGTTTCTTCTTCTCTTAGTCTACGTAGTACACTATTTACTAGTTGTAAGTAAGTCATTATCCATACCTTCTGTTAATCTTAACTGGAGCAAACATACCACGCTCACCTCTTTTAATTTTTGTGTCAAATTTAAATAACTCTTTGTCAAATATTTCTTCCACTTCTGTGGGTTGGCTTAACATTCCTGTGCTAGGTGTTTTTGCCATATTAAATGTTAAAGATGGAAGACCTAGAGCCTTCATTAACAAACTCTCCCAGTCAACAATATCATCAACCACTCTCCCTGCCGCTTTAACAGCGTCCTCAACTTCGGATGTAATCTCAGAGCCTGTATCAATAATGTTTTGACCTACCTCTCCTACTGCTTTACCGCCTTCTTCTATAGCTTCTACTATATCACTATCACCAATAGTGTCAATAACTTCATCTGCGGGGTCAATAATGTCTTGTACTACGCCCCCTACTGCTTTAGCACCTTCCTCTATACCTCCTACTACTGGCTCAAAGGTTTCACCTACAAACTCTAATGGCTGCTTTAGTACATCTACAATAACATCACCCGCTCCCTCAATAATTTCTGGTGTGTCAATGTCAGGAAGTATCCCTACTACCGCCCCTAATGCTTCACCAGTAGCTGCTTTTTTAGCCGCGTCAGTACCTGATTCGCCTTGTAGTATTGCCGTTGTTGTATCCAGTACAATTTCTTGAGCAGGGGCGGGTAATACACTTATGTCAATACCTGCGTCAGTTAAAATTTCACCTACTTCTGCATTGCCAATCTCGGCTAACTCACTTGCGGCATATACTTTTGCACCTGCTGTGATAGCCTCTCCCCAGTCTTCAGTATACGCATAGTTTTTCAGGGTTTGTGCAATAGGTGCAATAGGAGGATAGAGAGAAAACAAATCCATCATAATACCAATACCTTCAGCCAACTCCTCCGCGGTTGTTGCGGGTCTCACTTCATTTTCCCACATCCCATAGCTTCCGATGTCTTGAGAAGCCCAGTTTGTCTGTG